TTGCAATTGCTAGTGCTATTGCATCAATCGTTAGAAAAACTGTGTTTTCAAATTTTTGAATTATCAAATTACCTGGCTGAGAAGCCGCCCAAGGGCCTGACCAGGAAAATGAGACATTATGCTCTTCATAATTAGAAATTGTTCCACTATCTGGTGTTAGATCCCATTTAATACCACCTTTAACAATTACTGGAACAGCAGCTTTTCCTAATTCAACAGAAATAGCCGATAAGCCACCTATAACTAATGGGATTGGACCTCCATCGGCATATTTTTCAATTCTATTAGTTTTAATACCAGTAGTTGTAAGCGCTGTATCTTGTCCAATAAAAGTAAGGCCATCATAGAGGCCATGCATATTAATTGCCGTTCCTGGTCCTGTATTAGTAAAATTATTAGTAATAATAATTGAAGGGAAAAAAACTCCTGCTGCTCCACCCCCAATAGTAATTGTACTTGTCTGATTATTACCAAAAAACATAAAGTCTGCTGGATTAATGCCTTCATAAATATTATTTTTAATCCCATTAGCCGTTAATACAGAAGGGATATTTACGGGTGCGGTTACAGATCCAATAGTAATTGGGGCGGTTTGAGCTGGACCAAAAAACATTGGATCCGATGGGGAGATTCCATTGTAAACATTAGCTTTAATTCCACCTGGAAATACATCATCTGATGATGTGTCAAGCGCTATAGGATTTAATGCAGTTACTAATCCTGCTGTAAAAGCAACTGGCGCTAACATAGATGTAACCCAAACAATATCACCAACTTGAACAGTTGTATCATCTGAAGCTAATCCGAAAAAAGCAGGAAAATAACCTGGGGCTAACATAGCCGTTAAGGTATCGGTATCACTGATATAAGAATGAACTGCTGAAGTTACTACAGCATTTTGAGAATTGAAAGTACCACGATTAAACTGCATTCTTGAAAAATTAAACATAATATTACCTCCATTGAAAATTTGGAGTATACCCATTTAATTTTTTTTTAAAGAAAAAACACTAATATTTTTCAAATATTTTCAACGTCATATCTTTTAATAAGAATATTAAAAAATAATTCTCTGTTTTTTAATCCATTTAAACCGCCATTAATACGTTTTGTTATATCAATGATATTGTCATGATCAGATAAATTATTTAATTTTTGACGTTTCCAATATTCGCAGGCAACATGAGTCCCACTGTCCATATCTAATAATAAATCAGGAAAATTAATTAAATCTTTTCCTATAAGATTTCCAAACAAATCATAATTCGCTCTTCCGCTTAATTGGATTATTCCCCTTCCTTTATATTTATAACCATCACCTTTTTTAATATTTCCTAATGAGTGGCCTATCTTAGTTTCAGGCTCATATTTTGAGCAATATTCTTGACCGCCTAATTCTTTAAAAAATATAAAACCACCAGTTTCATGAGCACATTGAGAAATAAAATAACATATTCTCTTTTTATTATTTATTTCATAAATAGGTAAATATTTATTAAAAGCTATTATTAATTTATTTAATATTTCTGATTGAGCATTTGCATGGCAAACATTTCTTAAAAATTTTTCTTTTATCATGTAGTTCTATATTTCACGGATTGAGTAGGAAATCCAGCGGTTCCGCCAATAGAAAATGCAGTCGCGTCTAATCTGAAAACTTTTACAGAACCATCTGTTTTTAATTCTAAATGACCAATTTCAGAAATTGAATTATCCATTATTTCAAATGGAACAATTACATCATAAAGTGGGATTGATCCGGCAATAACAGGCGATGTAAATGAAATAAATGGACCTCCGGTTGAAACATCAAATCCAGATGGAACAGTCATTAAGCATTCGTGACCTTGCTGAACAAAATCAATTAAAATAGGAATATTTGCAGCCCATATTCCAGAATATTCATTACTTTGTGTTGTAATTAATTCTGTAACAAGATTTGATGGAAAATCAAAAAATGCTGTGAATACAACTGGCTCTAAAGATGAAACAATAGCAAAAACATTATTATCACTTCCCATTAATGAAAAAATATCATGAACTCTGGAATTTAATGGGTCTTGTCCAAAAAAATCAGGGAAATAACCTGGAGTTGCAATTGTTGAAATCGTATCATCAGTACTGATATAAGTATTATAGGAAGGCGCGTCATCATAAGAAGTTGAATTATAAGCGCCCCTCGATAAGAATAAATTTGAAGATTGAAATGCCATATCAATTAATCCTTTAATTTAAAATTATTAAACACCGCCAAAAACAAATATTCCAGTAGCAGTCGTAGATACATCAATTGTTTTTCCTACAGCCCAATATTGTATTCCAGGAATACAAGCTGGCATTGTAAATAACTGATCACCGGTATCAACAATAGTAACATCGCCGCCTACTCTAATCATAAAAGAACTAAATATAAATGGAACTTCAACACCAGGTGTAACGGCAGCAGTTAATCCGTGTGAAGCAAATCTTCCTATTCCACCCGATCCACCCCTTCTATTAGAAGGTTGAATTCTTGTTACTGGATAAGATCCATTAATTGACATATAAATATTCCTTATAATTTAACAAAAAAGAAAACGGGTAATGATTGTTGAATAATTGAAAAAGGTGTTCCAGAACCAGTTGATGTTGTTGTATAAGTTGTTGCTGGAGGATTCCAATTAATGAGTGGATTAGATATATTACCAACACGAGTCCCTGGAGCTCCAGTTCTACCAAGAACTGTAACATCATGTGTATGAGCCGCTAATTCTGCAATAGTTAAAGTATGTGTTTTTGAACCTGCCGCTACACCAGCAGTGAAGAATACACTTCCAAAAGCATTAACAAGTATATAGTCTGTAGTAACTACTTGTGTCATTCTCTTATTAGCGTTGAAATCCGCTAATGCAGAAACGCCTCTTCCACCAGAAACAGGAAAAATAGCATTAGAAAAACTCTGCCACCAAAATAAATAAAGGCTTCTGTATTGTATTCCAGTAAAATCAGCACCCGATCCTGTATTACCAATAGAAATACCAGATTGCAATCTTAACCATCCAGGCCTATCTGTTCCTCTAAAACTTTGCATTATATCGCCAGTTTCAAATACATTATGAACATTTGATTCTATTTTTGTATAAACATCTGATTGTGTTTCATAAAGATAAGTTGGAGGGATTACAGTGCCTCTCACCCCCATGACATTAGTGATTTGATAAGTACCTAATGATCCAATTGGCATACGTATGCCAATTTCAAAAATGTCATTATTATCTATTCCCCTAGCTTTTCCAGCCGTTGACGGAACTACAATTGAAGTCGTAATTTTACCAAAAACGCCAGCAGGCCATACAAAAGGAAATGTCACCTCAACATCAGCAGAAGGCGCGCCACCTGTTCCAAAAGATTGACGTACAAATACAACCGATCCCACTCCAACAGGAGCCGCTCCACTAGCATTTGCTTCAAATTGAAATGTAATTTGCTCATTTTGAAATGTTTTTACATCTCCGGATATAAATGTCATATCCATACGAGAACCAACACCAGGTGCGGTACATTGATATGTTAAAATTCCTCTTGGATTTGAATCTGGAGATGTAGAACTTAAAGAAGGTTGCTGAACCGCTAGCGTATCAACATTACCTACTAAATCTTTTATAACAAACCATCCGCCTTCAACAGTTGTATCTATTGCGCCATTAAAATAAGCAATAGATTGAATTTCAGTTGATGCAATAGGAATTGGAAACAATCCATTCCCTAATGAATGAAATGTAAATTGTCCATCAATAACAAAATTATTAAGATCATTAAGAATAGTTATCGGACCACCACCGCCTCCGCCAGATATAGGGTAATTATCAATAGTGTAATTACTTAATAAATCCCCTTGCGCGGTATAAACTTGTAAAAAATATAAATCAACGCCATTTAATTCCCAATAAAATGGTCCTTGTGTTCCATTATCACCAAAGACAATACCGCCATTAGCATCTAATGGATAAGGAATCATTCCAGCAGGATCTTGAAATACATTCTTTACAGCTTGATGATCTAAGCTAGAACGAGGATATAAAACACAATTAGCAGCAGGCTTCCCATCATTATCCAAAATAACCCAAATAGGAATTGGCGCTAATATAAAAGTTGATGCCATTACTAATCCTTTTTAACTTCTTCTATGAAATAATAAATTGCTAATCCAATAGCAATAAATCCAACTAGCCCAATTAATATATACATTATTCAAATATCTCTTTTTTTGCTTTATAAACTCCGCCTAATCCAGCAGCGCCAAGCCCAGTTAATCCCGCATATTTCATTCCTTTTTTTACAGGTCCAATATATTTTCTTTCAAATTCTAATCTATCTTCTAAATCTCTTATTAAATTTCTATTTTCTGGTGATAAAAATTTATTAAATTTACCACTTTTAACTTCTGATAATTTATCTAATAATTTTTTAGGATCTACTTGAAGGCCGCTTCTCTCTGTTTGATTAATTACAGGCGCCAATTTTTTAGCTAATATTAAATCTTTTGTATTGTTTGATAAATCACCTACAATTTTTTGAACTGCCTCGTCATCTTTCGCCAAAGTATTATGAATGTTTTCTGGATTAACTTCATCTAAATCTCGTTTTGTAACGACCTGATTAATTGTTCTGTTTTTCTGATAAGGAACTACATTTTCTTTAAAATTAGAAGTAGCTTTTTTATATAAATCACCTAAATCAGTATCTTTATTCTTAGAAAAAGATTTTTGTATATCAGAAATTAAATCTCTTCTCGCATCTAAATATTTTCCGCCTAACTGTCTCTGAACGCTATCACTACTAGTTCTCAAATAAGAACCTTCACTTCCAAGCCTAGATTGTAAACGATGAGCTAAATCAAATGAGGGCTTTTCTTTAAATTTATTAACCAAATCATTTAATGTTTTATCATTAGATTCCAGTTTATCAATATCTTGTAATGTTGATGTGGCATCAATAGATTTCCCATTTCTTTCTCCTAATGCACGAGATAATTTTGATTGACCATGGTAATCTCTATCATTAGCTATCTTTTTTATTAAACCATATTCTTCATTTGAATTTTGAAGATTTGATTTATAATTAGATCGTAACTCACCCAAAATAGATTTATGAGCTTCATCAACTCTATTACCATTTAATAAATTTCTAATAAAATCTTTTCCTTTCTCAGCAGAAGAAACTCCATATTTTTCTATTGCTGAAGCAACGCCAGGAATTTTATTAACACCAGCTAATGCGAATCTTCCTAATCCAGGTAATGCAGCTAATGAAGATCCTAAAGATATCCCCGTCAAAGCCGCTGGCGTATATCTGCCTTCAATTGCTTCTGGATTATATAGAGGAACATCAAAATGAGCTCCAAATTTAGGTATGCGTCCACCTGAAAGAAAATTTGGTAAATTAGCAAGCCATTCTCCAGTATCTACACCATATTGAGCTGCCGCAGAACCAATATTAATTGGTATCTTTGCTGCTCTTTCTGTTCCATGTAGAACACTAGAGCCAATATCTTTTAATTTTTCCATTAAAGATTTTTGAGGGAGCGGGGCGTCATGCTCTTCTAATGTAGGGATATATCCAGTCTTTTCCTTTTCAATATCCTTATCATATTGTTCTAATGTTGGTAAATATGCCATTATAATTAACCGATCCCAGAATTTTTATTTCTTAAACTTATAAGATATTTTCTATAATCTTCTTTTTGTTCAGAAGATGCTTTTGATTTCCAATTAGCATAATCTTTTTCATTTTTAAATGAAGGTGGATTATAAGAACCTTGATTTTCTTCTTTTCCTTCTGCTGGAATAATATAACCACCATTTCTTAAATATCGATTACCTTGTTTTTTAGCTTCTTTCAAAGTATCAATTAATCTATTAGCTCTTTGTTCATAATGCTCTGCTGTTTCACCAGCATATCTTTTATTTATATCAGTTAAAGTTGTAATTGCTTGTTTTACTCTTGGCAAACTAGTTGCGCTTAACATTTTTTCTTTAGTATAGGCTAATGTACTTCCATAATCTGCATTATTTTCAGGGTCAATCATTTTATTTATTAAAGTTGATGGAGCGCCTAAATACGCTTTTTTTCCATATTCAATTAATTTTTGAATCTGAGGAATTACATCATCAATAGCCGAATTAGCCGTAAGAACTTTATCTTTAGTTTTTGGTGTAAATGGTACTAATGTTTCTTTAGTTTTTGGATTATAAAATTGTTTTGCTTCACCTTTTGCGGAACGTCCAATATTGGAAGGAATCCATTGATCTTGTTCTTCTGATGGAGTTTGTTGTTGTTGAACATTTTGCGAAGATGGCATCATACCTTGAATTCCTAGAGACGTGACACCTCCTTGAGGACTTCCAATAGGAATTCCATGAATATCTACTGGTTGATTTCCTCTTGTTGCATTAGCAATTTGAGATAATCGCAATTGATTTAAAATATTTAGATTTTCAGGAGAAAATCTTTGTTTATTTAAAGCTAAATTCCCACCTTCAATTCCAAGTCTTTGTGCCGCTTGACTATATTTTGTTGGAACGAATTGTGCCTCTAATTTATTTTTTAGGGCTTCTGCTAATGACTTATTTATATTTGCTTTAGCTTGAGGAGCAATAAATGGCATTTTTTCTTGAGCTGCTTGATTAGATAATTGTGTTCCTAAAAGAGCAGCCATTGCATTTGGTTCTGCAAATTGAGATGCAACTCTATTTTTCCTTAAATTCGCATATTCATTCAATGCGTCTAAAATAGATGTTGGTTGAACACCAGCTATAGGAATATTAATAGCCATTATAATAAATTCCTCAAGAAGTCTAATCCTGGAATATGACTTGCAAAATTAAGCCCTCCACCAAATAATCTATTTAATGCTTGTGCTCTTGCGGTGTCTTCATTATATTGTGCGGCGCCTTGTTGTTGTAAATCATTTGCTAGATTTCCACCTGTTCCATAACGCCAATTTCCAATTTGTCCTCTTGCACCATACTGTTGGGCAGATTCATTTCCTGCTAAACCGCCAAGTTGACCAAGATAATTACTTCGTATTCCAAGAAGTTTATTAATATAATCTTGTTGATCTGCCGATGTAATATTTTGAGCATTTTTCTGTAATTCTTGCATTTCTGCGCCACTTCCATGCATACCACTTGCAGCTTCAGCAGACCTAATTGCATTCATGCCAGCTTCAGTTTGTGTTTTTGCTAATGGAGATTGTTGATAAGTCGCTGCTAATTGATTATATAAAGCAGCAGGATCAGCGCCACCAGCAATTGCTTTTTGATATTGCTCCATTAATGGAGAGCCTTGAGTATAAGGAGATAAAGCTTGTTCAGCCTGCCTTTCCCAATCAGTTCTTGCACCAGAACCTTGGCCAATATATTTTCGTAAATCTTCATATCCTTTTTGTTGACCACCACCAAATAAGGTATCAATCACGCCTCCCATATAGCCTCCAAAAAACAATATTCACTATTACGATTTATAATCACAAAACCCGCTCTCATTGCAAAAAAAATAGATTTTTTATTTTCAACTTTTATACGCGTATACAACTTATTTGGATTTATTTCAGTGAAGAATTTTTTCTTTGCCATTAACGCTAATTTATAAGCAAATTTACCACGTATTTCATTAACAAACCCAATATCTACCCAATAAATTCCACTTGAATCAAATATTTCACTTACATTATGTAATATGCATATTCCAATTGGATCATTGTCTATTTTAAATAAATAAAATATGAATTTTTCATTATCTAATTTATTTTCTTGATAAAGATAATTCTCAGATAACAATCCTTTAATAATATCTTCATCAAATATTAATCTTTCTAATATTTCAAAATCTCTACTTTCAATAACTTCTAAGCAGCGATTGGAGCAAACGTCACCCATGCACCAGCTTCTCTAAAATTTATTCTTCCTGTTGTTTCATTATAAATAGCAATCCCATCTCTTGCATTATCAAGACTATTTCTATCTGCTTGAGTCATACTTGGTAATTGTAATGTTGGAACTTCAGTGGTTCTGACACCACCTATGATTAAATAGTCTTGGACTATTACTCTCCCCATTACTTTTGTTACTGAATTCAACCAATTAGACCAAGAATTAGATATTTGCCATTCAGATTTTGTTATTAATTCTCCATTAACTGTCGTAACAGATGGCATTATTGATATATCAAAAAAATTATTATAAAAAGGAGGATCCGCTATAAAAGGGGGTGGCAATGATTGATTTGTCATAAATTCTCAACTTCTAAATAAATAGCAGCGCCTAGAATATAAAGTTTTACTGAATTCCATGTTTCTACTTTTAAAACATGATCATAAGCCATTCCAAGATTACGCCAAATTGTTCTATGAATCCTGTTTCCAACTTTACCTATTGTTGCATCACCAATTGCGATAAATGTAACGCCACCATCTACTGAAACACTTAATTTTAATTTAGGATCTTGATCCTTATTAGCTAACAAGGACGCGAAATCAGTTCGATCCGTCCCTGGTATACCAACTCCTTGAAGCATATCAATCTGTAATCTATCTATTCTTATTCTTCTATAGAGTGGATCATTAATAACATGGGCTATGCGTGCTCTATAAATAGCTTCGCCATCGTTATCTAATAAATCCGTAGAGAATTCGTATAAATTAGAAGAATTATATGACCCTACAAAATGTTGATTCACAAAAAATATATGCGTATTAGCAATATGACGCGTTTTATCTAGCATCATTTCTTCATGCCATTTCCTATCTTCTGGAGAAGACATTGTTACATTATAGACAAATGTTCTTCCTCCAACTGAAATCTTATAAAAAATGATTCCATCTATTTTATAGACCATTCCAACCGCAAGATTGGTATCAATTAATCTTTGAATAACTAAATCTAATTCATAGGTGCTAATATTTTCTGGATAAGTTCCCTCAACCATTTTTATGGAGCCGACACCATTTTTATCTCTCGATAAATAAAATAATCTGTCAAATCCCTCTACTAAAGAACCATCAGCTTCTAATCCATGTTCAAATAATAAATTATTATCACGTCTAAAATGGAAATTAGCCGTTCCAGCATCAAGCCAAACTTCTGTAATATTTGTTCCGAAAACAAATAAACGCCTTTTTAAACGTTGAATTCCTCTAGCAAAAGTAGGATTTGAATTTATTAATGCAAAACTTAAAGGATTCCAAATTAAGCCATTATCTAAATCACTAACATAAAATCGATTTGTAACTGTATCTGTAACAATAAAATAACCATCCATATAAGTTACAGAATTAGGCCTTACACCAGGTGGAAACGGAACAACTGATAATACAAGTCCAACCGTATCAAAAAGAAGACCCGTAAGACCATCAACAAAAATTATCTGAGTTTGATTAGCATCAATATCAACATATCCAGATGCAGTTCCAAATATCGGAGCGCCTAACAAACTGACTGCAAATGTTGTGCTCACTCTAAAAACTTGAGAACCAGAGCAAAAATAAGAAAAATCATTAAATACAAAAGAGCCTCTATGAGGACCAATGCCTATTGATGTTTTAAATAATAAACCTGGAGTTGGATGAAGCGCAGTAACCTTTTTTCCATGAGGATGAATACCTTCATACCAATTAATCGTTCTTTCTGAACTTATTTTTGTTATTCTATCTTCCCTAAAACTGCCAACAATAGGGAAATCAATTGCTTTTTCTGTTGCATTCCTATTCATACAATCAAAATGCCACTTGCTGCGTAATAATAAAATTGATTTGAAAAATTAAGAGTTTTATCAACTTTAATAGAACAATTCCATTCGTCAGCACCTTGAACTAATTTTCTCATTTCAATGAATTCATTTTCAGCCTGAGGCGTCCAATTTCCAGATGGATAATAAGAAATTAATTCACGCGCTAAAGCAAAAATTAAAAATTTAAAATAAAAAGGTGGTAATGCCGTAATATCTGTAAATCTTGTTAAATAATCTAAAGTAACTTTTGCTTTTATTTCGACTGGATAATTTATATTTGGCGTTGGATAAAACTGAACAATACTTTGAAGTCTTTCAATAGTTAAAAAACAATAAACAGGAATACTGGTTAATGCTTTTATTCTAATTGTTTCATAAAACTCAGATTTACTAATAACTCGTATTGGATAAACAATCGATCCAGGATTTCCTAAAAATTCTAAATTAACATAATTCAGCATTATTATTTGATTTGATCCAATTATTACCGGAGAACCTGGCGGCGGTGGAGGACCAATCGGTTGAGGAACGCTTGTAAAAATATATTGATTAGAGCCAGCTGTTAAATTGAAATTTATCTTTTTTTCATAAGGAATAAAAAGCGATGACATCGAAAAAGCACCGATCATATTATTCATGATATCGAATGCTTCATTAATCTGTCCTTGATCGGGAACTTCCCCTCTTCTTAGTTCTCCAATCATTCTAAAAGCGGATAAGACAATATCTTCCACAGATCGATTAGACATTTCCTTATCCCCTTTTATTTACTTCTTGGACGACCTCGACGCTTTATTACTTTTTCGTCTTCGCTGGATCCGATACTATTTTCTTCACAGGATCGTCTTTCATATATTCGTTTTTGATCATCGGAATGTCGTAAATCCGATTCGCCATATGTAGACAATCTGTATGATCCGGATTCAACACTTTTTTTGTATTCATCGAGTAACCGTTTTGTTTCATCTCTGTTCCCCTTTTCATTAATTTGCGGTCTATCGAACCACTCTCCTGTTGCTAAATATTCTAAATATTGTTGCTCCTCAATGAGGAATTCTGAAGAAAGTGATTCGTGATAGACTATATATGACATTAATTTACCTTATGAAATTGCACTAACAATTCTAACCGCATAATCTTGATGGAATTTATAACCAGCTAAAAATTCAACTCGGAATAAATCAAGACCATTTATTGGATCGAATGCAATGCTAATACGCAATGAAATTCCACTATCTTTATCCATAGCAATTCCAACTTCTGGCGCATGAATACGTGCCATTGGAGGCATTACTAATGAAAGTCCACGAGATGTATAGGCATAGCTGATTCGATAACGAAGGCCTGCACCTAATAAATTAACTGGAGCATTTAATGGAATATTTTGACTAACATTTCTACGGTTATTAGCTGGATCACTGATAATAGCTGGAGAAATAGGAATAATTGCATTACCACCAGCATCCGCATTTACATCAGCTTGAACAACAAATGTCATTAATTGACCTGTTGATTGACGGCTAACTTTATTAACAGATTCAACCGCAGTAGCAGTTCCAAATGTTCCAAATGAAATGATATCGCCAGCTCTATAAACACCAACAGCTAAAGCAGTTAATCCACTTACAGAAATTGAGGTAGCACCAGAAGCAGGAACAACGCTCACTACTGGAGTTCCAGCACCAGAGCCCGCTTGATGAATAACAGTTGCAGGAGTTTGGTATAAATTAAATGCAGAATATCGACCTAATTGTGATTCAAAAGAAATATCTGTATTTAATGTTTGATTGAATGCATTTTGATTGGTTGCTTTTAATGCTGTCGCATCTCTTGGAGACAACAAAAAGCTATTTGCAGCAGCGGTTGGCATACCAAGCTCAGTCATTTGAGCATATGCAATATCAACCATTGAAAAATCAGAAATTAAGCTTGTTGGTGAACCAACAACATAATTCACATCTAAAACACCTGATTGCATAATATCTCTTTCAAGCGTAGAGACTAAATTAAGAATTCTCGGTGAAACATATCGTTGCTGATATCGTGGCGCATTTTTTGTAACTTCCAAAGTTAATTCTTTAGAATCAAATTGCCATGAATTTAAATATTCAGGTCCAATCGTTAATGGAACTGTTTCTTCATTAATGTCTTCTGGAACCGCAATACGACCACGTGTAGTCGTTCCGAAATTTTGTTTACGAATTTGAACCGTTAATCCAGATTGATAGGTTTGATCCATAAAATCTGTTTCAAATGATCTATCAGCGGTAAAAATACATGGGGAATTAAATTGGAATTCTGCTAGTGATAAGTCAGAAACTAACTGACTAAATGAAATAGTATTTGGCATTTCAGTGCTCCACGTAAAAAAGAATATGATTAAAAATTATCATTTTTCAGTTTTACGCTCTGAAATGCGGAGCAACTGTTTATGGTACAGTCAAACACAAAGAAAGCAGTTTAACGTTACTGCCATACGAAAATATATTTTTAAGGCAATATATTAGCCTTTTTGTTTACAATATTTTGCACGCATAAAATCTTTAGCAGATTCATAACCTTTATAATTAGAATCAACAGAAGAACTTGCTTGCAATGGTTTAATTGGTTCAGGAGCCTTACTTATTTGAGGTGATTTAGAACCAAAATTAATAGCATGTTTAAAAACAGCTTTATATTGGTCGTATATACTCATATCGCGTATTCTCGCTAATTCTTGAGGATTCTTTCCCAAGAAATAAAGGAAATCTGAACCATTAAATTTATCATTTGAATTATTATCAGTCATCAATGCTGCTATGTCAACCATGGTCTTAGTAAATTTATGACCATTTTTTAAAACTACATCTTCATAATCTTTATATTTAAATTTCGCTTCTTCAATTTTTTCAGCTAAAGCCATTTCATGTTGATGCTGCTTATCTTCATATTGCTGATAAGCCATTTTATTTTTAAAATTATTTCTCGCTTCTTTCGCCAAAATATCTTTAGCAATAGATTCACCTTCTGGCGTTGTTATATCAAATTGCATCCCAGTTTCGGGATCATGAAAAAGATTTTCATTGACTGTTTGATTATTAGATTGATTTTGATTATTTTGATTTAATCCAGAAGATAAAAGTTGCTTAAATTGTTCTATTTGAGCCTGTTGTTCCTCTACTTTCTTTTGATATTCTTTTTCTTTCAAACGAGCCTTATATTTCCCCCATTTCTCAGGATTATCTTTACCCCATTGAGGAATATCACTTTTTTTGTCAGCAACAACCTGATCATCACTCGAATTTTCAGCTTCAATAGAGCTGACTTCTACGGGTTCCTCCACGCTAGAAGCATCATCATTTTCCGTCGGAGAATTTAGCGGAATATGATCTTCCATATTATTAGGAATCGAGTGATGATCAGGTGATTGCACATCAGACTGAACTTGTTCTTTATTATCAATATTTTGTTCTTCTTTAATTTCCATAAATTACCTTATACTCGTTTAATTACTTCTTTTTTCATATCATTATGGCTACCAATGATTTTACCAGTTGTTTCAACCATTTTTGAATTATGATCAATAGCTGCTTTCTGAACTTCAGCACCAGCTTTTATTTTTGTAATTTCAATTTCTTGAAATAATTTCTGCAATTGAGATTCAATCTTCTTTTGTTCTAATTGAATCTTCTCCATTTGAAGTTGTTGATCCCGTTCTTTTAATTGCATTTGTTGTTGAGCAATCATTAATTGAGGATTTGGCTGAGGGGGAGGTGGCGGCTTTCCTTCTTCTGCCGCAATTACATCTGGAGGTACCAATGTCTTAAGCCGCTTTACGATTCCAGATATGCTATCAAGCGACAGATTTTCCCCTATATAATCGGCAATCATTGGGAATACATTAGGATTTAACCCACAAAGTTGTACTAAAATATCTAATGATTGTGCTTTTTGAACTGCCGCAGAAGGTCCAGCAGCAATAACGACATCAAATTCACCGGATGTCATATCATTATTCATTAAATTACCAGCTATTTGCTGGTTAATTAGTATATGCTCAGTCTTCCCATTTTGGGTTAAAGTAGGTATTTTTCTTTCTGTATCAAAAATTTCTTTTTTCATTGACATAACAACACGGCCACATTGTTCTATAGCCCTGTTTAAATTATCATAGAAAACTCCAACCGACATATTTCCAGTTCTTTGTTGCTCTTTAATTGCAACACCAGATTTCTCAACTGAATCGGCTCCACGATTAGCTTCATAGAAACCCAATATATTTTGAATCGACATTTCTGATTGCTGAAAAAGCTGCATATAAGAAGCTGATATTTCATTAGCAGCAATAGGGACAGGTAAATTTCCCATAATAGGATCTGGATTAGCTGGCAACATTCCTTGAACATTAGCTACATTTTTCCAAATTTCTTCAAATCCAGAAATTTGAGCTGGCGTTCCAATAAATCTTTCTTTTCTTCCAGTTTGTAAAGAAAACGCCATATCTACTAATAGATAGTTATGAAATACCTGTGCATCTCTAGCAAATCTGACAAAAGAAATCGTTCTATCTAATCCATCTATAGTTGAAATTCCACCAGGAACTAAGATAATAGGAAGATGCCTTCCTGGAAAATCTTTTCTCTCAATAATTTGATTATAAATAGCCTTAAACATTACTATTTTATGATCTTCTTTAGTAATTGTTTTTATTATTGTTGGTTTAGCTATTGATTGAGAGAATAAGGCTATAAGTGGATTATCATTTTGTGAAGAAAAATCTGGAGTAGCTTCAATTCTTTTCCACTCTTCATCTCTAACAACTCGCCCATCACTTAATTTATGAAGTTTAAATTGATATCTTTCTTTTTTATAATATTCTATGACAGTAATCTGATCTTTTAGTCCCCACGAAAATTGCCCCATTTGAGTAAACATAGGGAATGAACTTGGATAAGGAACACCTGGATATTGTCTCTCAAAATCTTTCTTATTCATTACTACATAGACAGCACAAAAATCACCGTCACAACGAGTTGGATCTTGAGCAAATGGATCGAAAATAGTTTTTTCACTATCTTTAATTGGATCAATAAAGATAGTTTGATCTATAGAATCTGGGGTCTCATAATCAGCCCTAACTCTAAATGCGCCAAATCCACCTACAATCTGATCCGAAAAAGCAGTCTGATAAGCAATCCTAGATTTTGAATTAAAACAAATATGCCTTAAAAAATCCTGATTCAATTTAACTAAATCATCAGGCGCTTCTCCATTAAGAGACTTCACTTCTAATTCCGCTGTATTTTGCCTCTGCTCAGCTAATACTTTATTCACAGCATCATAAATTTTATTCATTTGCAAAATAGGCTTTTTATGCAAAATCAATTCTGTTCGTTGCGCCGCAGTCCAGTTATCAACAAATGTAAAATATTTTTCTATTCGAGAATTAGTAAGGTTCTGAGCATAATAAGATGACCAATTTTTAACATTATCGTTAATTTCATCTAATATTTTTTGCTCATTTGTGCCACCAGAAGAAAATTCAGTATTATCATAATCATCAACATCTGAGTCTTTAACTAAATTATTTTCATCTGGAAGCCGAATACGCTTCTTGCGCGCCATATGATATCCTTAGGAATTCCATATATTTTCTATTTGAGAATAAGATTTAACATTATTATTCATATTTGAATTAAATGGTAGAGAAAATGTTAATGATAATGCTTCAGCTTCATCCGGACTATTAAAGCCTTTCTTCTTTAAACTATCTTTGCTTTCCATTACAATCTGAGTATTCGAGTTATAATCAAATCCAACACAGCATAAATCTGTATGCAATGAATCAATGTCAGGAATTTGACATGGAAATTCAATTAACCAATCCTTCATATTTCCCCACATTTCTGCTTTTAAATTTCTATATTTATTTGAATTATAAGCAGATGAGCCACAGTTAATCGCTTTAACTATTTTATCATATCCCAATTCCCTAAGGCGATCGACAATTCCAGATCCCAATCCAATGACATCAATACAAATAGCAACGGGAGAATATTGCTTAATCATATTGTGTATTATACCTACAATTTTCATTGTGTCATCAGTTTTGAATGATTTTAAATCAAATGCAACTCGCCCTTGGCGACAAATTATTGACGTTCTGTCTCCGCTTCCATCATTTCTTGATGGATCAACACCTATAATTAATGGTCCATATGGCTTTGCCTCAATACATTTTCTAGCTCTATCAACTAAAAAATTAGTAATAAATGATCCTGAAAATGATGTTTGAAATGCTTCTTGAGGATTAAATGGATATTCTTGCCTGAATAACTCTTCACCTAATTCTTGTATCTTCTTCTTTCGCCAATACATTTGTTCATTAGAAAGATTATATAAATCTCTTAATTCAGTATCTTCTTCAGATAAAGAAAACAGCTGATCTAAATGATATTGATATTCATCTTGCCAAAACCAAGGAATAAAAATAGGTATAAAATCTGATTCACCTTTTTCAGCCATTATCCATTGCTTATGGAAAAAATTACCCATTCCTTTTGCAGTAGATTCTAAAATAATTTCTGAATTAATAGACGGAATTGCCTGCATTATTCCAGATACTATCTCATCAGCAGATTCCCAAAAAGCTACTTCAGAACCATGAAAAAGCTGAATCGTATCCGATCTTCCAACAGCGCCAGAACCAGCAGTTCCAATCTTATAACCAGAATCTAAAAGCGTAAAAGATAGTTCTTTCGCATTTTTTCTATCTACAAATGGTTTTAATTTATCAGGAAGATATTGATAATATCTTTGAGTCATCTTGAAAAGATTATCAGTTGCATCAGTTCGATGAGTAAGAATAAAGGCTCTAATACCTTTAGAATGAATAACCTGCCAAAAAAATCTTGCACCAGTATAAGTGGAGCATCCTTGTTGCCGACCTTTAACAATAATTGCCTTAGCAAATCCTCGAAGTTTCTTTTGCTCTTCTATTTTTTCATGAATATATCGCTGAGCTTTATTAAGACGTAAATCAATTAATTCCCCTTCTTTTGGTCTAATTTTTAGACAATTGTGAGAAAAAAAAGGGAAATCATTTTTGAATTTTATTCTTATTTCACGTTCTTTCATTCAATCAACAATTTATTATCTCTGAATACTTTTATGTTATTAAACAAATGAACATTTCTAGCTTCTCTCGATGATTTCTTATTATATAAATCATTATCCAAATCTCTTTCAAGATTTCGAGAAGCAAGAAGTAATTGTTCTGATAAATCCTGAATCTTTGCTTTTCTAAAAGAGGTTGTTACACCTCTTTTATTAATAGACATATCATCATTTATCTTTTGAATAGATTTATATCTTTCAAATAAATCATCCCAATCAATTAATTCCATAATAATATACCTTATGAAGTAAATTGAGGATGAGGAGTTTGCCTAATAAATTTTAGGTGTATAGGATCATTTCCAGTAGAACCCGCGCCTGCAAATACAGCCAAATTTGGAGATAATCCAATTCTTATTATTCCGCTACTTATTTCAAGATAAGTCATTAAAGCTACTAAGACCCCATTATTTATACCAAATGCAGCTTCCCTTTCTCCATCCGGAGAGATAATATCTGTTTTTATTGGAAGTAAATTAGATGGAAGCGGCTTCAATGATTGTATAACTGAAGGATTATTTGCTGCAGCTATCATCCTTGGAATAAAGATAGAAATTAAGGATTGTTGCTCAACAATTGTAAGCTCAACTTTTTGATTAACTGCCCAAGGACCAGAAAATTCCATTGGAAATTGAAATCGATTCTCTTGTACATAAATTCCCATTTTATAAACTCCATGCAGATTAATAATTGGGCGATTATATCATAGTTAGAATAAAATATAGTATTATAAGAATAATTTTGTGTTTAATGTTATTAACAAATCAATAGACAATTCATTAAAGGATTATATAATGCTTATGGCTCCAAGAATGTTTGTTCCCACCAACAAACTTGAAGCTATTTCTGGGGAGCCACACACTAACCTTCTCCATCCATATCAAGCCTTCTAAATATAATTCCTTCAGAATCACATTTTCTATATTCAACAATAACAGATGGATAAGTAGTAATTGATTTTATGATCCCAAACTTACCAACCTCATATTCGCTTACACTTCCAACAACAAATTTATTACCGTTCTTAAATTCAATTGACTTTATTGGCATTAATCGTTTCCCCTATTAAATGGAGACATAAACAAAGCGATGTCTTTTGTAAACATTACAAAAGAATCTGAATGCTTATTACTTTCCATTTCAACAACGCGCTCTTTAGTAAACAAACATTTCTCTTTATTAACTATAGTAACAACTTCCCCTCCATTAAATTTATTGAAAAAGAAGTAATTTCCATTAAAATTAACATGGTCTTTTATCGTGAACCTTTGCCCTGTTCTATATTTCATCTATTAACATCCATTATAAAAAGGAAATCTGAATGACACCTCAAGAAAAAGAAGAATTTAAAAAACAAATAATAGACAATTTATATTTAAATATTATTATCTATTTAAAAAATACTGAAGATGTTGAATTAGGCCATCCTCCAGTTGAATATCAAAATCAAACCACAATGAATTTCTTGGATACAGATTATGTTGAAAAAGTGATTAAATATTATTTAGAGAAAGCCGTTGAATTTGGAGAAATACAAAGAAATGAGTAATGGATATGAAATAAAGAAAATATCAACGCCAATAACAAGATTCGATGAATGCAATGGACTTCTCATATTAGAGAATAATTGGAAAACAAAGATCGAAATCAAATAATAATTTTAGCGCGAAATATTCTCTATCTTTATTAGTTTTATATATAACGTCATTCATCTTTTATATCCTCTTTATCATTATTTTGATGAATATGGCAAATACCATCTTTATCAAGATAAATTCTATTTATTAAATATTTACTATCATTTAAAGATATAAATTCTCTTGAAAATGATCCATCCTCTTTATTTATGGATAAAATCTTTATATTGTCATAACATATAAATATAGTCTCATATTCATCTTTTAATGATATTTCAACGTCATTAATTTCTTCTTTTATTTTTATCATTATTCATTCTCTATTAATCTTATTATTTAATTCATTTCGACATGGATATTTTAAAAAATAATATTTTCTATTTATTTTTTGAAGCAGCCATCCTTCATTCATTGTTAATTCAGTCATTTATATACATTCCAAAAACTCCAAGATCACTCACGGGATACAAATTAACTATTTTTTGTGAAAGAATAAATTGATTGTTTTCCTCTAAAGAAAGAAATGCAACATATATATATTTAAGAGATACAAATAAAATAATAAATTCACTTACTTTAAAGTAACAGATAAAGTTATTCATCTTCTTTACTCCCAACAAAATATTCCCCGTCAATCTCTATAATTGCAACTCCTATTTTTTGAAGCGCAATAATTTCATTAGGCTCTAACTTAAACATTTTAATACAACCTTTTCTAATACTAATATATCCAATATGAATAAAGTCTATAAATATATCCAAATTGCCATTTTCACCTTCTTCAATATATATTGGCAGTGATTGGCAATGACCTTGTTGCCTTCCTTTTGAAATATTAATATCAATAATATCTGCCATTTTTATTGATTATCCATACCAATTTCCTCATCAGATTTCATATGCAAAATATGCTCTATAGCATCTTCCTTTTCTTTTATTCTATTTTTATATGAATTTATAGCTCTCTCACTAAGCCCAGAATCTACTGATAATTTCATTAATCTTTCAGACGCCTCTTTTGCTCTCAAAAAATATTCCACCCATTCTTTCCTCGTTCTCGTATCCAGCCATCTACCTATATTTTCATCAAAAATATATTCGCATCTTAATGTTATTAAATCATCAGGGCTTCCAATAAGTTCTTTTTCAGTCATTTGGATATCCCAAATACATCTCTAAGTTTAGATAACTCTTTTCTTATCTCTAATAATTCCTTATCAGTTTCTCGAAAAAAAGTCTCGTAATAACGGTCTCTACTATTAAGTAATTCCTTAAGTATTTCTTCTGTAGATTTTGAATTAAGAAAATTATCAAACCACCCATCCAATTTTTTCCTGGCTTCATCAATAACAAATTGCATAAGATCTCTAAATTTATCACCTTCTTTTGCATATGCTTCTACACGGTCTTGATTGCTTAATAATTTTTTTATTTTATCTTGTAACTCATCGTATATTTTTGAAATATAAGATTTATTAGCATCAGCTGACATTCTATTAATCTCAATTCTACTTTCTAAAGCATCAATCTTTTGCTTGATATTCATGTGACACCTCAGGTTCGTCTATCTTATCTTTCTTCCATAGGATAAATTCTTTGAAATTACGCCTGTCAGTTTCTCCCTTTTCCAAATATCTAATCTTATAAATTTGATAACCGTCTATTGGATGATAATCATCATATATAACTTGAATTTCTGCAGGAGTTTCAAAATCAAATATAATTATATCTCCACATTCTATTTCGCATTTTTTTAAAAATGGACCACCATTTCTACTCATCGTTTATACCCTTAAGTAATTCCGTATACATATCTAAGTTTATATAACTCTTTTCTTATCTCTAATAATTCCTTTATTTTACTTATAAATAATAATTGATCATAATTAAAGATAAAAATTCAACTGCGTAACTATTTATAAGTTCTTGTGAAATTATTGGAGTTGTTTTTTTAACAACTTCATCCGATTCACTTTCACTTAATTTATAAACTAATGGAATATTATTTTTATCATTCATCTTTTATCTCCTCTAAATTTACTCCAATAAATGGCTTTATTAATTCTGTCTTTGGCATAATTGGAAGAATACCAATTATTTGACATCCAATTTTCCATCCTGTTCTACATTCAATTTCTCTTATATCAGATTCACTTAATTTATAAACTAACGGAATATAATTTTCATCATTCATCCTTTATATCCTCCAACCAATCCTCATGTCCTTTAACAGTTACTTCTTGTTTTTCAGTAAACAATCCATGATGCTTACCAATCAATTCGAGCGCTTTTAATGCAGTTGAGCCATATTCTTCAAAACATAAATCCGAAGCCGTCTTTAATCTTTTAAGAACAAACTCTTTTGTGCAACCTGCTTCATCTGCTATTTTTGACATCAATCTGTCCTTTTCTTGCTCTATGTAAGGCTTTGAAAGGGTTTCTACAGCGGCCTGTCTTGCTGCTTTTTTACTGTAACCCGCCTTTATTGCTGCTTGAGTTCCATTATTCCCATTTGCAATATATTCTTTTATGAATACTCTTTGTCTATCAGTAAGCTTAACGCCATTAACTACTTTCCTCACATCAATCCGAATTTTCTTCCTTTCGTCTGGCTCCATCATTGGATTTGGTCTTGGCATTTCTATTTACCTTTAATATTAATTCGCATCATTTATCTTCATTAAGAATTAACACATACTTTTATAATACAATTTCAATTCCATCGGACGTATCTTGAAAAAACTCAAAATCTTTAATCACTTACATTGTGCAATCATTATAATAAAAATATAATTCCCCTTCTCGATAGATGATGCGTTTCAATATTTGTATGTCTCCTACCTCTTCACCTGCTACAGAAAAATCGCCTGGATTAAACATTTTTATCTACTCCTCTATATGAGCTATTACCTAAGGCATCCACCGCGATCACAATCAGAAATATCTATATTTTCATTTCCCGGGTAATTTTTAGCAAAATTAAATATTTCATGCTTAATTTCCTCTAACCAAGTTTTACATTCACAAGTACATTTAGGTTGATATACAGGAGAATCCCTAAATAGCCAGTACAATTCTGGCCACCTCATCTTCGAGGAATACGTACCATCAAATAAGGATGGTAGATCAAAATTATTAATATGAGTATGGCATACACATTCGCATTCGTTATTTATTGGCATTTACATTCCCCTATCCTTACCGCACAAACAGCTACATTCTTTCTGCTGCCATCCAGAAAATAAAAACCCTCCATCAATATCTTCTGTATAATACGGATTCTTACATTTACATTTACATTCTTCACAGCACCAATAAACATAATGAATATTAAGTATTTTCACTGAAACATTTTCTTGATTCTTTTCCATAAAATCACCTCTATCAGTTATTATCCATATTATTTTTAATCATTAATTTTTTTGATCACCATTTGATTCAATGAAAATTAATTAAATAATTATACCAAAATTATTGAAAAAAAACAAAATTATGTATAATAAGCTGAAACCTTTATTTCAAACAATTATACAAAAGGAATTATATATGACAGAACTTCAACAGAAAAAAGAAAAAAATTAAAGAAGAGTACTTTTGGTCTACCTGGAGAAAGAAAATATCCGATGCCAGATAGAGATCATGCAGTTAACGCTAAAGCGAGGGCAACACAAATGGTTAAGAAAGGAAAGCTTTCTAAAGAAAGCAAAGAAAAAATAGATGCTAAAGCTAATAAAATTCTAGGTAAAGCTGAAAAAACTAAAGATAAGGCAGGTAAAGTAAAAGATAAAGTAAAAGGATTAAAAAAAGAAACAATAAAGCATGAAAAAATAGAAAACAAAGAAAACAAAAAACACATAAAAAAAGTAAAAGCATATTAACAAAAATGGGATGAGAATCCCATTCCTTCAAAGAAAGTCTTCGTATTCAGGGTCACACCAATTACAAGGTGACCTTGGATCATTAATATCTAAAAATAAATCCCCTACAATAACTTCAATTTTTGAATCATCACGCATTTTCTTTTTCATGACTAACAGCGCCACTATCTGGCTGTCATCTTCATATACCTTAAGTTTCTGTATTATATCCAACGTACATTTAAGGATATTATCAATGTCCCTTCTCCTGTTATCAGGCTGTCTTACATGAAGCTCAACCCTTACTCTCTTATTTCCAAATGAACCCGCTATTTTATTCTTTAATAACAATACAGTACTATCAATATAATTCTTAACTTTTTTCTTAAGAAAAACACCATTAAGCGTCCTATTATAATAATTATTAATAGAAGGAGGATAAGGCAAATCAAACTTAATAAAAGCAAGATTAGAATTCATAAGTAGCTTCTCCATAATTAAATGAAGCTGGTGATTGCCATTTCCCCTCTCTGACTAATTTCAATGCAATATTAATCGATTTCATTATTGGCATTTCATCCTGAATAAGATATTTTGTATGCGAAAGTGAGCCAAATCTCACAGAATGAACAATCTCATTCAATGTAATAGCAATTTTGTTTACAGCAACACCCGATTTGTATAATTGCTTCTTTATCCACCAAACAAGACCAGTACCCATAGGCCTTTTACCTTTTTTATTAGCTAAATAATTCTCATCCGTATGAACAGCCATTTTTTGCTCTTCTTTTTGCTTTTGCTTCCCTAATTCTTTTTCCAGATAATCGATTTTAACCTCAAGATGCAACTTTTCAGAACCGCATTTAGATGCCTTTTCCAATAATTCCTTAGCCAACCCAACATCTATCACCTTGAATCTGTCAACAATATTAGCAGAAATAGCCTTACTTATTTCATCAAGCTCAATATCCAGTTGTTTTATCCTGATTTTTGAGGACAATATTTCATCTTTTTGTTTGTTATACATATCTTCCCCCATAGAAAATGAAAAAAGCTCACATTGTACATTGTGTTTATTTATAAACTTACTTTGATATATAGAATGGTGGTCAACTTCATTTGAAGTCTGTTTGTTTTTCGTTGAATAGTGATTTGAAGATGGATGAAATGATTGATTAGATGTTTGTAATTCATTCATTCTCATATCACAGAATTCTTCATGCCATGAAAAGATATCGTTCCATTCATCTTTTTCAGGCATGTAATGAACATACTTTTTATTAGTAGGAATTTCCGGAAGCGTTTTACCTGGAAATAAACATAGATAGTAATTAACTCCCCATTTACCACTATTTTTATACATAGGCCAATATTTAAGATAGCCTCGAGAAGATAATTCTCGTAGTGCTCTTTGAACCGTACTTTGAGATTGATTTGTCATTTGACAAAGAATAGCAAGGGATGGAGACACTTTCTGGAAGTTTTTTCGAGTCATTAAAGTATAAATAGCCATCCATACTAAACGCTCTCTTTTTCTGAAATTAGCCTTTTCTTGAAAAAAGAGAAAAGTCTCTCTTGACATACCTTCAAGTAAAACGCTATTATCTTGTGAGAAATCAGCCATAAGATCTCCTGTGTGTTTTCTCACACCCTTGTGAAGGTGAGTTATTACTTAGGTAAGATTTTTGTGCTTTGAAAAAAGCATTTTCTGTTTTTGAAAAAGCATGCTTTGAAAAAGCACGTTTTAAGAAATCATAAAGGTTGGTTTTTAACGGATCTAAACGCCTGACAGTGTTAAATCTAAAAAGAACCTCAGCAGGTTTTCTGTAATTTCCTGCTGAGAATTCTTTAATAAAACCACGAATAATTTTAAAGGATTTTTTTGAATTTGTTCTGAAGAGATTGTCCGTAATATTTTTCATTGTAAGCATCCAAGCAAAAGTTGATCCTCCTATATTATTCCTCTCTATCAATCCTATCAATATACGTTGATAACTTTTTTTAAAAAAAGTTGACATATAATATATTCATGTTAATATAAATATGGCTTTGCATAGCCACTTTCCTTAAAAAGTATCATTAAGTTGGTGTCCTTATTAGCCCTGTTTTTGAGATCCGTCCAATCTCGATATTTCCTTTCAGGGCTAATTTTCAATTAATCATCAATTTTTTATCTTCTTCTTCATAATCAATTAATTCACTTTCTACTCCTAATAATAATCCATCAAAAAATTCTATTAAATCAACTGCCTTACCATCATGTAAATAAGCCATGGGAGTTAACCCATAACTTTTATTCATTTTTTTCAATAAAATTAACGCTGAACAAACTGATTCTTTGAAATCTATTAATAAATCTGTTCTTTTATTCATAATAATACTCCATGTTAATTCAATTAATTAACAGATATATCATATTTTTTATTTTTAAAAAAATCTCTAGCTTCATCTATTTTTGGAATAAACTCGCCGAGTCCTTTTATTAGCAATTCAACCAAATCTATTACTCTTAGCTCGTGATCAAAGATATTCATTGCCACAGAATAAGGCTTTTTCCCATAAGATTCTCTTAATTTTCTATTGATATCATGTAATAAGCCAATACAATATAAAAGTGCATCTTGTTCTTTTTTTCTATCATTTTCTTCCTGATTTTCTATTTCCGACATAACTTATCCTCTTATTAAGCAGTTTATTAAAGATATCTCTGTCATCCATTTCTATCTTTTTGTCCAAAATCTTAACTAACATATCGAAAAATTTATCTTTATTGCTTTCAATTTTCATGATTAATCCCTTATATATAAAAATATCCTTACCGAATATTACTTATTATTTTTGATCCAATTTTTTTTTCAAGAAATCTAAAATAGATTTTTTATTAAATCTATAAGTATATCCAAACTTTATACATTCTATTTTCTCTTCTCTTGCAAATTTCAAAACTGTTCCAACATTAAGCTTTAATAATTTCGCGGCTTCTTTTGTTGTTATTAAAGAGGCTACAATATCTTCTATCTCTTTAATGTCTTTATCTTTTTCATCTACCATTAATATCTCCTTTGTTATTTTAATTGATGGAGATACAATATTATATTAGTTAATATTACAAGTCAAATATTTATTTTAAATAAAATAAAAAATATGTTGACATTAATTTCTATAATGCTAATATAGTAATTGTCAGGTTGTTTAACTTAAAAGGAGATTTAATAATGTTTAATAATGAATTTGTTAATGATTTATATGATATCTATTCAATAGAATACGATGATAAGTTAAGTTTTTCTAACTTAACTAGAGAAGAGAAATTTTTTGTAATTAAAAGTCTATTAATGAATACTGAAAATCATTTAAGAGATTTAATTTCTTATCTAAAGAATCCAGAAGCGGTAATAAAATATTTTAATATTTCTCGGTATCCTTCTTTAAGGATATCAATAGATGATGGCAGTTATATTGATTTTGAAAAAGAATTAGCTTGCTTTATCTGCGAACAATTCTCTTGCCCTTCCTTAATATTTGAACAAGAATTCTTGAGTTCACTTTCTAATAAAGTCAATTATATATTAGATATGTTTAAATATGACAATATTAATCCTCTCTTTTTGAGAGGCATTTAATATGAGCGATTACGATGACGATCCTTCACAGGAAGAGCAATGGCAACAACTTATTGATAATATTGATAAAGAAATTATTTTTAAAGAAATAATTATGTTTGATGATGAAATAGAGAGGGAGTTCTCATGAAAAGTTGTTTTTTTAGAATACTTATAGGGTCAACTATTGGCGCATTTATTGGATATTCATTAGCACATAATGATTCTCCAGTGATAAGTACAGTAACTATAACTGCTGCCATTTGTTTTTTTATAGGATTTTTTTGGCCAGACAACAAATAAAAGGAATTGAAAAATGAAAAAAGAAACATTATCAGAAAAAATAATAGCAATTTCATTATTAATAATAATCACATCATTCATGTTTGTTTTTTTTATGTACCAAATAACTTCTGATGAAGTATGGAATGAAAGCAAAGGATATTCTCATAGTATAAATCAAAAGGAGAATAATCATGAGTAATACTATATTGATAATAGGGGAATCTGGGACAGGAAAAAGCACAAGTATAAGAACTTTAGATCCAAAAGAGACATTTATTATTAATGTTATCGATAAAGACCTTCCGTTTAGAGGTTCAAGGAAAAAATATGTCCATAAAGAAGGGGGTAACTATTTTGTTTCAGATAACCCAAGGCAAATAATGAATCTAATTTCTAAAATATCTTCTCAAAGAAGCGATATAAAGAATATTGTTATTGATGATTTACAATTTGTGATGACTAATGAATTCATGAGAAGAGTAAAAGAAGGGGGTTTCCAGAAATTTAATGATATTGCATCCGATGTATTTTTTATTATAAATCATTCTGTAGGAATTCAAAAAGATATTAATATATTTATGCTTGCTCATTCTGAATTAAAAAAAGATAACATTTCTAAGATGAAAACTGTTGGTGAATTAACAGATAAAAATGTAAGTGTAGAAGCAAGGGTTACGGTTGTGCTTCATACTTTTGTCGATTCATCATCTCAAAATCAAAATGGAAAATACAAATTTATAACAAATCATACAGGTGTATGCATGGCGAAATCGCCTATGGGTATGTTTGACGATTTATATATAGATAACGATCTAAATTATGTTTTGAAAAAAATTGATGAATATCGAAATTATGATGAAGGTGATGGCTCAATTAAATTAGAAGAAATTAGCTCAAATCCTAATTCATATCATAATGATGACAATAATTGGAAGGATGAAGCTGCGTGAAAAAATTAAAAGAATTAGTTTTTAAAGATTTGCAAGTTAATGTAGTTATCAATGAAGATAATGGCAAAGAATATTTTTTACTAACAATATATCTTATTGGAAACGATCCATTAGAAATCTTCTTTCTAAATAAAGAAGACATGTGGAATTTTAATAGAAAATTTCTTAATGAATTAAAGCCTATTTTGAATATACCAACATCTCAATGAATTTAAATATAAAGGAGAAAATAGAATGAATGATTTTATATCTTTGCCATTTGATGTAAAAGAAATAGAAGACAACGAGGAATTGCAAGTTATTCCTCCAGGCGATTATCTAGCTCAATTAGATTCCGCAGTAATAAAGCCAACAAAAAAAGCATTAGCTAATAAAACCGATGAGAAAATGCTTGAATTAAAATTTAAAATTACAAAAGGCGAATTCAAAGGAAGAAAGATATTTGATAACTTAAATATAGTTCATTCTTCAGAAGAGGCTCAATTGATAGCTAGGAAAAAATTGAAATCGCTTGCAACATTAATGGGCGTTCAGAATGAATTAAGCGAAACAAGAGATGTGTTATGTATGGTTGGTAATGATATCTGTCTAAATTTAGATATCAATAGCTTTAGATCAAGCAATGGAAATTTAATAAATAATAATAAGGTCACAAAATATAAATTAATATCAGATTACATAGAGCCCGAAAGTAACTTACTTCCAATTAATTCATTATCAAATAATCAAAATGAATTTAATGACGATATACCATTTTAATGGTTATTTATGGGTCACATACTAATATTACTATTAACTTTCTTATTAGGGCTATTTTTTGGGTGCGCTGGAATATTAGCTATTCATGCAAATAAAATATTTGGAATTCTTTATTATTTCTTTTTATTATTTTTTTCTATAGTCGCAATATTACATGATGACATATTTGATGATGAATGGAAAATAGCTGCATATTCAGCATGCTATATATTTGGATTTTCACTAAGCTTTTTATTAGGAAAATTAATTTAAGGAATTTCTTGAGATGAGTGAACCTCTTTACAAAATAAAAGAAACATATCTAAAAGCATTAGATGATTTAGTGGTTGATGACTTTATTGATTATCAATCTCTTAATGATACTCTATTATCAATTCAAGATGAATTTAAAGAAAAAGCAATCAATATCGGCTCTTATATCAAGAATCTATCATTAAAGATAGATGCATTAGAGAAATATGAAACTGAAATTAAGAAAAGAAAAAACATTATTAAAAATAAGAAGAGCTTTTTGAAAAGCTATTTAATGAAAAACATGATTGAATCAGAAATTAAAAAAATAGAAGGAATAGAATTTGATATTAAATTACATGAAACACCTCCTCACTTAGAAATAGATAATTTAAATATAATACCTGAAAAATATATAAAAATAATAACATCACCAGATATCATTTCTATAAAAAAAGATTTATTAGCTGGAGAAATAATTGAAGGAGCATCAATTAAGAAAGGTTTTCATTTAAAAATAGGATAAGAAATGATTAATTTTAATGACGGAGAACACATAAAAAACGAAAATTTCACAATAGAATTAACTGATGATAATCCACCTTGTTTTAAGATATATAAAAAGGGGCAAATTATTTGTATTGGAGATTATTATGGGGAAAAAGGAGCTGTATTTGCTAAGGTATTAAGTGATGTATTTACTAGTGCCAGTGGAAAAGCTTTTGTTGAATGTGAAATTTTATTTACAAAAAAGCATAATAATTAAGGAAAGAGGAAGTGAGAATTAGTCTAAATGATTTTTTAAAACAACATAATTTAGAAGATTGCTGTAAGGCAAATATGGAGAGATACATTCTTCTTCAAGATGAAGTGAAAACAATAGTAAATCTAACTCCAAGTAGATTGCTACCTGATAATTTTTGCGAAAATTGTCTAAATAAACTTTGGGATCTTAGAAAGAAATATTATTCGGAAGAATGGGCGAATGCTGAAAATAATGATCCTTTTTATAAGGATACATTCCCATTTTGTAATATATGCGGGGAGTTTTTCCCGCTTCACTATTATGCTATAAACCACCAATAAAAAGGATTAGATAGTAATGAAAAAAACTAATAGATAGATTTGAGGTAGAAGAATGATTGATTTTAATGACGATATACACGATGTTGATACCGTAGAAGTAAAAATACCCTGTTGTGATAAACCTTATAATATACCAAAAGTTCATGGCGCACATGAAATAATATGCAATTTGCATAACAGAAAGTTCAATGTATTCATTGAAATGAATATTGTTGTAAAGAATGAATATTGTTGTAAAGGAAATAAAATAAAATGCCATCTAAATCAAAAAAACAAGCAAAATTAATGGCGGCTGCCGCTCATAATCCTGAATTTGCAAAGAAGGCTGGAGTTAAGCAATCAGTAGCTAAAGAATTTAATGAGGCTGATAAAGGAACAGGAATATTGAAAGGTAAAAATAAAAAAAGGAGAAAATTATGAATTTACATAATATTATTACATTAATTTTAATTATATTATTACCGATATTCTTACTGTTTATTTTCGGTGTTACCACAGATTTTTATTTTGGAAATAAAAAAATAAATAAAGAAAATTTAAAAAATGATCGATGATAAAGAATTAGTTGAAATTTTAGTATTTATTGTAGGCACTATTGGGATAGATAACCTCATTCCTGAGCTACAAGATAAAATGCAAGATAATAATTACGAAAAAGAATTATTATTAAAACTAACTAAATGGTGGTATTCATTAGATTAAGGAAAATAATAAATGAGCAAAGAAGAAATAGCTTGTAAATTAATCCAAATATTAATTGAGAATAAATCTATGGATGTACAACAAGATTTGAGGCTGTTGATTGATGTATATAAAGAGGCGATTTCTTTACTCGATCAATAGTTCGTATATAAGAAAATCAAAATTTTATAAATGATAGCAGAAGGATAAATAATGCTATCTTATAACCCAGCTATTCATCCTGTTATAGTTCCAGTTTCACATTCTTGTTCTACAATTTGCAATACAGCATCATGTGAAATGGTAAATAATATTTTAGAAATAGTTATAATAACATTCATGATATGTATGATTATTACGTTTATATGTAATTTTTTTAATTAATTAAGGAGTTAATAATGCCATGTTTTGAACCAAATCAAAGTGACTATTGGAGAAATGAAAATAAAAAAAAATTAAACGAAAAATATAGAGAATTTAGACATGATAGCGATGTAGCGGAATTCCTATGCTGTATAATATCTATTATAGGATACGACAATATATCTCATAATATTAAAAACCATGTTGAAGATCATATTCTTCTTGCATTAGAAATATGGTGGAAAGAACATATTAAAAGAGATAATAAAAGAATTAATAATGACTTGAAAATAAAAGTTGATGAGTTTGTAAGCTCATTGCTTGAAAATGAAAAAAGAATAATAAAGAAAATTGATATCAATATAACTACCATAGAAAAATAACATTTTGATCACTTTAAATGCATTAAAAAATTATATTTATAATCATAACCTTAATACAAAAAACACCTATTTTTTAGCTACATATCCACAGAAATTGTGGATAACTTTTAATTGAAAAGGATGGGTAATGGCACGTAATAATCACATAATTATTATACTGGAAAAAGAAATTGAAGAATTAAAAATAGAAATTAATAAATTAAAAGATATGCTCTTAAAAGTTCTTAATACTGATGTTGGATGGAATGATTTTGTTATAGAATTCGTGGGTAAGCATCAAGAAGTAATGGATTGGTATAAACAAAATAATAAAAAGGAAATAATATGACGCATGTTTCAGAAAATATTATGCTGGAAAAAGAAAATGAAGAATTAAAATACAAAATAGAAGAATTAAAATATCAAATAAAATATTTGAAAGACACATTGGTCTCTCAAGATTCCTTTGACAATGTATGTGAAAAAGTTGAAAGAATTGAGCGTGAGAATGAAGATATTATTAAACATAACACAGATTTAATAAAAGAAAATAATGAATTAAAAAAAGAAAATGAAAAATTATTGGAATCTCTTAAACAAAGAGAAGAGAGGTTTAAACATATATTAGATTTATATAAAAAAAAAGATGCTAATAAGGATTGTATATCAGAATTTATATTTTATATACAAGAAATTGGAATACAAACATGTTGTCTTTATAATTTCCAAAAATATATATTTAATGAAAGATTAATTCATCAATTATCTCACAATAAAATAAGTGGTGAATTTTGCGAAGAGTGTACCAAGAAAATTTATTGCTATTTACATCCAAATAACAAAATATATGACTAATAGATATTCATTAAAAGTTAATATATAATTATTAGCCCACATTTGTGGGTTAGTAAAAGGATGTAAAGCTATGACTACATTTAAGGAAGTAATCTCATCTGCAATGCCCTTCATCGGGTCGTTGTTAGGTGGACCTTTAGGTGGCAAAGCTGGCGAAGTTTTAGCGGAAGCTTTAACGGGATCAAAAGGAGCTTCTCAAGAAGAAATAGATAAAGCTATCTTATCAATAACCCCCGATAAGTTACTTGAGCTAAGAAAACTTGATGAGCAATATAAGCAACAACTACTTTCTGCTAAAGTGGAAAGTCTCAGGATTGAAACTGAAGATAGAGATAGTGCGAGAAGAACCCAAGTCAGTAATGCGAAGGCTAATTCCCTGAACATGCCGGCTGTTTTATCGTTAATCATTATTCCAGGTTTCTTTGTAATTTTATTAATAATAATGCTTCATCCGATACAAGAGTCCTCGAGATCTGTTATTGATTTATTAATTGGTTTCCTAGGCGGGGCTATTGGACAGGTGATAGCATTTTATTTTGGTACAACTAGCGGGTCTTTGGAAAAGACCCGCCTTATGCTTAGTAATTTTGTAGAAATAAAAAAGCCACTTCCTAAATAAAGGTAAGTGGCTTTGAGTAAACTACTGGAATTATTAACTAAGAGTTGTTAATTAAAATAACCAGGTAATAGCGACTGGTGCGACGGCTGTAATAGTACCTAAATTATAGCCGTCGCTTGCAATAGCAACAATTGTATCATTTACCAATACAAGTCCTTGTGTAAATCCAAAATGATCAGTGAAATAACCTCCTCCCTTAATGGTAGCCATTAATTCTGATGGATTGTTATATCCATTAGGCTTAGGTTCATTTGGAACATTTGGAATCGTTCTTGACTTTTGAAATTTAGTTTTATCATATGCCATTTTTTTAACCCCCTAAAAAAATTTAAATTATGTTGCTTTATTATAAGAAACACCTAATGGAAATGCTCCGGTAAGTCCAAGGCCTGTAAATAATGTTCCGTTATAAGCAGTCGTGTAAGTTAAATCGCCATTTGTACCTACAGCTAAGCTCCCAGCGATAGCTCCTCCATTATCAGTTACACATGTGATGAAATTTTTCTGGCTAATTGGTCTTGCAAAAGCAGGAATAATTCCAGGGGCAGTAATCGCTTGTCCTGCAATAGTTGCAACTGCTAGTGCTATTGCATCAATCGTTAGAAAAACTGTGTTTTCAAATTTTTGAATTATCAAATTACCTGGCTGAGAAGCCGCCCAAGGGCCTGACCAGGAAAATGAGACATTATGCTCTTCATAATT